CTCTATCCTTATTCACCTCAGATAACTGTCTAGCATTATCTACTAGAGCAATCATCTCGGGCGAATCAAGTTTTTCTAATAAACGCTGCAATTCTTTTGCAACGAAATTAGTAACTAAAGATATCTCCTTCCGATCTGTCCACTTATAGAACCGATTTATACCTTTAAGAGAAAAGAATTCTCTCATTGTTAATGGATTTGGACCTAATGGTGAGAAATAAGCCAATATTCGATGTCGCATCCTTCGCCCTAGAGACATTATATCTCCGGACATAGAGCCTTTAGCTGGAAACCGAATCCAAATATATCTAAGTATTTAGATAGGGTCAGTTTATATTTCGAAACAAGCTCCAAAGAGGGACCTAGTGACTGTCTTCCAATCCAGTATTCTGTGAAAGGAACGGCAGAAACATCGGCACCCCTATGTATAGTTTTCTTCGCAAACTCTAAAGTTTGGCCATCATGTGAAACAAGGGATTTGGCTAAGCCAATATTAACACCCAATATTTCCATCAATGACAAATATGAACTTGCAACAGCGGAGTCGGCAATGACAATGTCATCACCTAACACCGCGTAGTCTGCAAACCACTCTCCGGATTTGGTTAATCCGGCGTCGAAGGCCGCCATCTGCACGATTGCGTGATGCGTAAACGCCAGCATAGCCCATGAAGACAAGGCTCCCATTGGTTGCCCTGCCCCATAAGCCACCGTACCTCTTTGTGTTTTTCCTTTAATAGGTTTATACACATAGTCGTAATGTCTTCCGACTAGCATACTTGCCCATAGGCTAGCACCATGAGAAGTCATAAACTTACTCAAAATCGTCATTTGGACGATAAGTGGTAATCTATCGGTAGCTGCTGTTAAATCATATGAATAATACGGACCTTTCGGCTTTGTATCAATCAGACGTCTAACAGGAGCTAACTGGTCAGTAGTTCCATCTTGGGGAATAAGAGACAAAATCTCAAACAGGGCATCATGAAGAGGCTTCATTAACCACTGAGTAAAGGGATCCACATAAGCGAATACCCTTACTTTCCCGGCAGCTTCCTCTTTAAAACCGAGCCGGCCTAGGGTTCTCCCGTAGGTCTGCCCGAGTACTGTTCGCATGCCTTTATAAACCGAACTTCGGATATCTAAAGGGTCACACATTGGTAAAAGAATCCGACTCCAAGAGTCAATTCTATTTAACAACCAGACATTTCCCGTCATGTTACACCAATCTTTCAAAATTGGGAACATTTGAGGGTTATCTTGCCAAGCAACAATAGCTGCAAGGATCGATGCTGGAGCAGTACTTTGTACCGTTGCAGTTTCGCTTTTGGTTAATCTTATATAACCAGCAGCTGACGATGCTTTACGTATGATAAAAGGAGTTGCACGGAGCGACCGGATAAAATCCCATGGTTCCAACCAGTTTAAACCTATCTTCGTATCATCGAAACGAGGTAGATTTACTAAACCCGGCCAAAATGCTGTTTCCAGCAGATGGTTAATCTTAGGTAAATTACCAGGGTCCATCGTTGATGGACTGGTAATTGTACTTAGGTTGAGTTTACCTGGCACTTCAAGGACTCTGTATAGACTAAACATAGTCATCCAGAACTTGAATATTTTTGGCTCATGGATCCGTGCTCGATGGAGCATTGGGATTACCCTAGGGTACCCCGAACGCGTTCTGGCGAAGCGAATCTTCAAACCATTCATACTTTCTAGTTTATGTTTTCCGCTGGCTTGCTGTAAAATTACAGTACAAGCCTTAAGGTATATAACAAGGCCTTGTAGGCCATTGTTTTTAATATATTTAAAGCAGAAATTCA